AACATCTTGAAAAACACTGAATTGTGGAAAAATACCGAAAAAATTCTTATAAAGTTTTTCTTGATTTTGAATAATATTTTCTCTTAAAATGAATACATAGTCTATATTTGCTCTAAGATCAGGGGGTAAGTCCATACAATATTGCATTGTTAACATAAATGTAATTTTCCAATGTCTCCCATTCATGAATATGCCGCGAATATTGGTATCCCTGATCATACGTTTATCATACATACAGTCGTCTAAGAGTAAAAAAACATCATTGTCTTTCTTAGGATCTTTTCCATTTATTGACTTTTTTTGTCGGGTAATCACTTGTTGAATAACTTCGGGTTTATATTCAGAATGTATAAGTAAGTCTGGTATAAAACTTGAATAAAAAGCATTTCCATCTTCAGTTGCAGATATAGCAACACCTGCTTTAATTTTGCGAAGATGATAAAGTATATCCGCGACTAAAGTACTTTTTCCTGTTCCTCTCTTTCCTATGAAAACGCACGTAGCAGGCCCTGATCCTGCAGTACGTCTTTCCTCTATTCTCTTGGGATTAAACTTAGATAAGCTAATCGACATCTATAATTATTTAAAATTATTTTAATATTTGATTTAGTCCCAGAAATTTTCCTTTAATAATACATCACTCTCGAGTGTAATGTACGAATAAAACACACTAGACAAAACCCCTAATGTAAACGAAATTAATATTTTACCCAAAGTTCCAAGAGTGTCTTCTTCTGAGTCTATGTAATTAATACTTGCAAATGAGATACCCATTATAAGTAAAATTATTAATATTATAGTTAAGTCAATAGTATAGAAGTCTAAAAACGTCATTTAAAATTTACATAATAAATTATTTTAATTTATTCAACTTAAAAATAAAATAAATACACATTCATATAATTATATGGGCGTCACTGTTAGAAACAATTCTGTTCTCAAGAATTTACTTCAGATGGATTTTGGAGATACATGTGTATTTATCAAATTTGGAACGGATTGGTGTATTCCTTGCCAAGAACTTGATAAAATTCTGGTAAATATTCCAAACAGTATGCTATACCATGTAAATCTAGATAATGATGAATTTGATTATGTAATGGAAGAATACAATTTTACAACTATGCCTTATACTATTATAAAGTACAAAAAAGACTCGCGCAGTTTCAGTGGAGTTGTTACTCAAGAGCAAATTATTAAATTAATCAATGATATGAAATCGTGAAAGGGGGTTGTATATCAAAAATTACAAAAAATTATCCGGTTTAAAAAATTAGTATATATCTAAACCAGATAATTTAGCAATGGCGGAAAAATTCAAGAAGTACACGCAGATTGAACATATTTTAGCACGCTCAGGTATGTACCTCGGTGATATAAAATGTGTGAATTCTGAAATGTGGAAAATTGAAGAAGAAAAATTAAGTTATAGTATGTGTAACTTTAACCCGGGGATATATAAACTTTTCGATGAAATTATCACTAATGCTTCAGACGAAGTACAAAGAAACGAAGAGGTTAAATGTATCAAAGTAGAAATCTCACAAGAAAAAATTAGCGTATATAACGACTCAGGTATCCCGATTGAGATACATCCCGAGTATAAAATTTACATCCCGGAACTTATTTTTGGAAATTTACTTACATCCTCCAATTATGATGACTCGCAGAAAAGAACTACTGGCGGTCTCAATGGTCTAGGAGCAAAGCTTGTAAATGTATTTTCAACCGAATTTGTAATCGAGACATCTCACTCTGGTAAAAAATACACGCAGAAATTTGAATGTAATATGTCTAAGAAATCTAAGCCAGTAATATCAGACAGTAAAAAAGGAAATTATACTAAAATATCATTCAAACCAGATTATGCTCGGTTTGGAATCTCAGAGATGTCCCATGATACTCTCTGTATTCTGGCCAAAAGAGTGTACGACATCTGTGCCATTACTCCAAAACACGTTTCAGTTCATCTTAATGGTAAAAAATTGAACATTAAAGACTTTTCCGATTACATTTCAATGTACATTGGAGACAAAAAGACAGTTCCCAGAATTGTTTGTGAGCAAAATAGGTGGCAAGTTGCTTTCAGTCCGAGCAATGAATTCAAATGCGTTTCATTTGTAAATGGAATCGCTACAACAGACGGAGGAAATCACGTAGAACATGTTATGATACCACTTGTTAAAAAACTAACAGAAATAATCCAAGAAAAACACAAAAATATTACTATCAAACCAAATTACATCAGGGAAAATCTGTTTGTATTTATTAATTGTAAGATTGAAAATCCAGTATTTTCGTCACAAACCAAAGAAAAACACATAACTAAGATCGCAGACTTTGGAAGTAAATTCAATCTAACAGATGACACTGTAAAAAGTGTGCTGAAACTTGGCATTCTCGACAGTATTCTTGCTCTCGCAGAAGCCAGGGAAAAGAAAAACATATCAAAGACAGACGGAAAGAAAACTAACAGGGTCATCATTCCGAAGCTTGATGACGCAAACAAGGCAGGGACAAAAGAATCTAAATTGTGTACTATTATCTTTACAGAGGGAGACTCGGCCAAGACTACAGCTGTATCTGGACTTTCAGTTGTAGGCAGAGACTACTATGGAGCTTTTCCTCTCAAGGGTAAGATACTTAATACACGGACTGCGACTTATTCTCAAATGGCAGGAAATGCTGAAATTAATCATATTAAACAAATTCTTGGACTTCAAACAGGTAAAAAATACAAATCCGTTTCAGAACTCAGATATGGTAAAATTCTTATCATGACTGATGCTGATACAGATGGGTTTCACATCAAAAGTCTGCTGGTTAACTTCATTAGCCACGGTTGGCCGGAACTTCTCAAAGAAGACTTCATAAGCTCTTTGGTAACGCCTGTAATCAAACTTACAAAGAAAAGTGAAATAATCCCTTTTTACAACCTGAATGATTACAAGGAATGGAAATCTAAGAATGACGCTTCAAAATTCAAAGTAAAATATTACAAGGGTCTTGGTACAAGTACTCAACAGGAAGCCAAAGAATACTTTCGATCTATGAAAACTCTTAATTATAAAATTACGACAAATGAAGATTCAAAGTCTCTTGTTTTAGCTTTCACAAAGTCTGAAGCTGATGCTCGCAAAAAGTGGATATTAGAAAATATTAAATGTCCTAAAAGTCTGGATTACAATTCGCCAGATGTTTCGGTAAAGGACCTGGTTGATAAAGAACTGGTACTCTTTTCAATTAGTGATAACATCCGATCTATCCCAAGTCTTATAGATGGAATGAAACCTTCTCAGAGAAAAATTATATATGCCTGTATCAAAAGAAATCTGTACTCAGAAATCAAAGTTTCTCAATTGTCTGGATATGTATCAGAAAAGACTAATTATCATCACGGCGAAAACAGTCTAATGGATACTATTGTTTCTCTCGCGCAAAACTTTGTAGGTTCAAACAATATGAATCTACTAGAACCTGTCGGACAGTTCGGAACTAGACTTCTTGGAGGCAAAGATGCTTCTAGCCCAAGGTACATATTCACACATCTATCAAATGAATTCAAAAAACTTTTCAATGAAGATGACAACAGCGTTCTCAATTATCTAGAAGAAGATGGAGATTCGATTGAGCCGACGTTTTACGTTCCCACGATGCCCCTTATTCTTATCAACGGTGCTTGTGGTATCGGAACAGGTTTCTCATGTGATGTTCCGTGTTTCAACCCAGAAGACATCAAAAAGAGGCTCATGGATCTAGTGATTGACGAAGACGCAGACATTCCTGAAATGACGCCTTGGTACAAAGGTTTCACTGGAACTATTAGAAAGACAGAGACTAACAAATGGATCACGATAGGAAAATACACGACGAAAGGCAATGTGATAAATGTTACAGAACTCCCAATTGGAACGTGGACAGATGATTACAAAACATTCCTTGACAAGTTAGAGACCGAAGGTACTATTTTCAGTTACACCAATGCATCTACCGAGATGTCCGTTAATTTTACTATTAAGTGTCCTTTGGAAAATGTAATAGAATGGTCTCAGAATAATGAAACACTTAAGAAATTGAAACTAATTTCACATTTATCAGCGAACAACATGTACGTATTCAATGAGAAAAATGAAATCGTCAAAATGGAATCTCCTGAAGAAATAATCTTTCACTTCTGGAGAATTAGAAACGAATACTACATCAAAAGGCAAAAGTACATATGTGATAAACTAAACAGTGAACTAATTGTACTAAATGCTAAAATTAAATTCGTATCAGATATAATGGATGACAAAATAATTGTGTTCAAGCAAAAAATGGAATACATAGTTTCCCAATTAGAAAAATCTGGATATCCTAAGATATCAAATTCTTATGAATATCTTACAAATATGAAAATTCATTCGTTCTCTAGTGACACTATTGAAAAATTAACAAGTACTCGAGACAAGACAAATCAAGAATACAAAACTGTAAAGAATTATTCCCTAAGGAATTTTTGGGAAAATGACATTAATTTTTAAAAAAAAAATATTTCGATATATTAAATTAAAAATATGAGAACTCTTATTTACGCTGTTGTTATCGCCATTGTTTCGTGGATGGTTTTTGGTAGTATGAATGAGCTAACCTCGGCTCACGATGAAGGTGGTTGCTGCGGTAAGGTTAACTGCGGCGAGAGCCAGGTTACCAACCTTGTTTGGTGGGCCAATCTCATGATCGCTATCCTTGCTACCGTCGTTGCTCTATACGGCGGCGCGCGCATGACTCCCCAGGGTCGTATGCTTCCCTCAATTCCTTTCCTCCCAGTCTAAAATAACAGGGGCGTGATCGCTGGCTAGAGGAATTCCTTTATTATTCTCACCGATGTATTTTAAACACTTACTGGAAATTTGATTAATGTTCTTAGTAAAGAAATAATCAAGTCTCCAACCTTTGTTTCTATTCCTCGCTCTAGACATTCCATTTTCTTTTACTTGCCGAGGATCCCACCAAGTATAAACGATGTCGCACTTCACAGTGTCTCTGAAATTAATACAAGTTAGATCATTTAGAAATTTAAGTTCATGTGGATAAGTCCCAGGCCCGGGTACCTGTTTAGTTTGATCAAAATGTGTTTCTTTTGCTGCGTTAAGATCTCCGCAGAAGATTACCTTGCCATCGAGTGAATTTAGAAAGTCGTACATCTTTTCGTTGAATTTTATCTTATTTTCATAGTTTGTTCCAGAGTTTGGAGCATACACATTTACAAGTGTAACATTTTCGAATTTCATGATTATAATACGACCTTCTAGATCTTCATATCCAGGAATATCTGTGGAGAACTCACAAGAGATATTTTCTTTATAGAAAATACATGTTCCAGAATATCTATCGGCAGCTCTTGCGCCATCTAATTTAGACTCATTGAAAAATGAACTATACCCTGGGACACATAACATTTTTGACTTCATAATTGAGCACCTTGTTTCTTGAATACAAATAATATCCGGACAGTGTTTTAGCAATTCTTGTAGTGCGCTATCTTCCATTGGAAAAATTTTTTCATCTTTCTTTAGTTTACTTGAAATCTTTTCATTGAAAATACGCGAACGAATACCATTAACGTTCCAAGATACGATCTTCATAATGTTTATACAATATGTAATACATTTTACATTTAAGTTGTGTATTTTTTTGTAATTTATCTAATTAATTTATTACTTTGTATAAAAAGAGTTTTATCCTCTTCGTTATCCGTGAATTTAATAGGTCTAGTTTCTTTTGGATTCCATAGCGTTGTTATAAAGTTATACGCATCTTGCCATCTTTTTGCATCTTTTGTGAATATACATATACAATGACAATTGGTCTTTAGAATGTCATTTACATCCGTGATACATCTTAGTAAATTCATATATGCTGGTAAGGGCAATTCATCCCCCTTCTCTGCTTGTATATCTACATACAATGCAAAAACCTCAGTAGTAGCCTGTATAATTTTCCACGCGTTTCGGAAGTACTTCAAAAATTCATCAAATCCTTCAGCGTTGTATTCATCATTTGATAATAACCTTACTGTATAAAGTTCTAATTTTTTATTTAATATTATCTTAACAGTTGGTCTATCTAAAATATATATTTCGTCATCCATTACTAATCTATTGTAACCTAATTTAAATAATATAAAATTAAGGCGCAAAATTACGTTTTTTAACAATTATTAAGATATATTCAATACATTGTGGTATAGACCTGTTTGTTTATGGTATCAATTGAGAGTATCTGGAACGATATTGAAGAGCTTACTAAAGAAGAAAAAATAAATAATGACATGTGCGAATGTGCTCATGTAAATCTACAAATTGATCATAAACAGGGTAGTGAAATATGTCTCGATTGTGGTACAGTCGTGTTATCCGGTATATTTGAATACTGCGAATGGAATAATTATAAACAAGAAGATGGTTCAATGTCTAATAGTTCACAGAGAGCAGATACATTTGTTTCAGATAATCCTTACGATAAAGGGGGTACAATACCAGGGTTTGCTAATAAAAAATCATTGATGATGAGAATACATTATCAACAAACATTTAGTCATAAACAAAAAACATTTTGGAATATATCTGAAAAATTTCAAAATTACTGTACTCAGATGGGAATTCATACATGTGTATTACCGGTTGCCAAAGATATGTGGCACATCTGTATGGAATCTGGAGTACTAACAAGGGCTTCTGTAAGAAATGGACTGATAGCAGCATGTCTTTATTACGCATGTATTTATAATAATCTCCCTACTGATAGACAGACTATAATTGATTTAGCAGAGGGTAATCAAAAAGGATTTCTAAAGGGCGAAAAAATATTCCAAGAAATTATGGAAAAACATGCTAAGTATAAATCTCTTGGAAAGGAAAAAGTAGATATAATAGAAAACGATTCTTTTGTGAAATACATAAGTAAACTAGATTTACCCTTTAAAACTGCTGACATTTGTAACAAGTATTATACTCTTTACAAAGATAAACTAGACTCGGTAACGCCAAAATCAGCAACCGCTGGAATACTGTTTTACGTAATCAAAAAGAATTTACAGTTGAAAACTCCAAGTAAATCGACAGTGTCTAGAGAAACGGGCGTATGTATTCCAACGATAAATAAGACATTGGCAATTTTAGAAAACATTTAAAAAAATAAAATATACAATTTTATAAACCATGTTATCTTTGATTACTTCGTGTAATTCTTTTATTGCTTCGGCGGGTATTCCTTATTTTAAACCTCAAATATATAAAAGAAACGGTTTTGTAACTCTAGAAGATGATTCGTTGATTAGCTCTTTAGAGGAATTTGGCGGGAGTTCAGAGCTTAAATTGCTTACCCACTTGAATGCCGAGGGTTGGGCAAATTCATGGCTTATGTACATCTCTCAAGAATCTACACCCTGGTTTGACGAACATTATTATCGTGATTATCTCAATATGCTTAGCGTAGCACCGAGTTATACATCAAAAGAATACTTTTATCTTGGATTCTATCCAGATGAAAAGAGAAATTATGATGGTCCAAAATACATAGGTGTATTTAAATTGCTACATAGTCAAAGAATATTTAACACTATTATGATTATTGAAAACCCTCATTACACGGAAGACGATTCTCATCTTATAAATTTTAAGTACATCCTTGCGCACATGACAGACACTGTACATGTTTTTTTCAAGTTTAATGATCTCAAAAGACCGGAACAAATGCGTTATTACCTTGCCTGGATGCACATGTAATACATTTCATTTTATTTTAAAATAGTATATATATAATAAATTATGAGCAGCATTAATCTGAATCTTTATGAACATTATTTTTATCGTCAAGATCAGAACCCAAATGTTAATAACTATAAAACATTTTATGTTTATTTGAGGGTATTATTGGCTTGTGATGCAATACATGATTTTATTGCGCCGCGGGGTGAACAAGGGAAGATGCATTGGAAAACAAATCTTACTGACGACAACGGTTTTAAAGCTTATAAAAAGTATTTTCTTGAAACTAATGCAAGAAGAATAGTAGAAGATTGCAGAGGCGTGGCTGATGAATTGCTCTCTTTTCTAGAAATCCGGGGGCCAGTGGCGGAGCGTGACCTGTATCAACCATTGATAAGTCTGTTCACTGATGAAAAAAAAGCTAAAGAAACTGCCGATGAAATACACACTATGTTGGGATTAAGAGAGCAGAATGTACAGGGCGCCATGCTTAGAAGTAACCTATGTGCTGATTTTAACGTTTTGGACCTAATAAGATCTTTAGACCTTGTTAAATCATCTGGAAGACGTCATACTCGTGATACGAAATATAATATAACTATAGACGCTACAAGTGATAAAACAAACTTAACGCCCTTTTTTAGCGAGTTAATGAACCGTGTATATAAAAAACTCAAAGGTTGCCCCTCGTCAAATGAAATTAATATTGTAAATAGTCGTGCAACCGAATATGATTCATCTAATGTCGACGCATTGACTAAAATATTTACAAACTTAGGTCTTACAAGAGAGATTACCACTGATTTAACATTTAATATTAGTTGTGGAGACTTGAACGTGTTTCAAGGATCGTTAGAAAAACAACAAAATGGCAAAGTTAGGTTAAATGTAGAAAGTTATTTTAGCACAGTTTTCCAAAATGGTTTTACAAGAAGTTCAGATTCTGTAGACAGTGTTAACGGTATTACAAAAGATATGCTAAACTCATATAAAGCAAAGAATGCCAATGAGCTTTTTAACTTAACAATTTTTAAAACTATGGGAGATTTTTTACAAATAATGACGCATTTAGAAATGTCGAGAGTGAAAGAGTATAGAGATGATATCAATGTATTTATAACCTTTGACATCTTATGTGCAAAAATAGCAGGAATTTTAGATAAGAATGTATTTTACGAGAAAAAATACATCTCAGAAGAAGACAAAATTTCTGGCGGATTATGTACATTTTTAAACCAGACTGCAATAAATGAAAGAATATCGGCAACAAGTCTTATTGATATGTCCACTATATTTTCAGGAGATAACGAAGAAATGAGGGACGTTGAAGAGAGGCACAACGCTGCCGAAATTTTGTCTTACATGCCAATGGCCGGACAGTTCGGCAAAAAGAAACCAAAAGTTAAAAATTTATCAAATAAAGCTCTTTTGACTAAACTCAAGAGTGTTGGAATTAAAATTACTAAAAAACAAGGAAAGCGCCGAGTATATCTTTCGCGTCCTGAATTAATAAAGAGAGCAACTGCTTTTAGAAATTTACAGCTTCGTGCTAAAAAACTGAAGGTTCGTATTATGTATAAGAACAAAAAGGGTAAATACTTTTATAAAACAGCAAAAAGACTGATGAATGACATCAAAAGACAAATTTCTAAACTGAAGAAATCCGCGAAGAAACCTGCTAAGAAACCTGGTAAGAAACCTGGTAAGAAACCTGGTAAGAAACCTGCTAAGAAACAAAATGTTAAACAAAGATTTGGATGACCCGCGTTTAGACCCGAAGAAGAAAACAGAATGTTCTTCGGGTGAGGCATGCGGAAATTAAAGTAAATACACAAATTCATCGTAAGATTCGATATGAAGAAAATTGAATAAACCGTTTTCAATTTTTTGAGAAAAAGAATCTTGTTACACATTAAAAGATATGTATCACCTAGAGAATAATATGCTCATTGGTGCGATGGTTTTCTATTCCATCTTGACTTACTTCGTAGGTCCTTATGTACCTATGCCTATTGTGTTGAATAATACAAATACCGTAGCAGCCGGTTTTACACTCGGTTTCATCATTTCGATGGTTCTATGGTACACTTTCGGAAGTTCGTTAATGGACTAAATGTATTTTTTAAGAAAAAGAATCTATTTTAAAATGTTAATTTATATTAACAATGAGTGATTGTTTACAATATTATTACGACAATCCCGAAGACAGTGAGAAATATAAATTATCATGTAATTATAAACCATTTCCAGAATTAAATGACCCAAGTGTTTACACGCACAAGAAAATGTTAAATTTTATAAGGTCTAATTATTCATCCGAAGCATTTCCAGAAGATTCTCCTTTTGAGTTCAAAGAAAATTACATAAATCTATCCAACGATGAAATCTGTAAGGCATCTGATATGTCTCTCGGTCCTCAGCAAAAATTCATGGGACAACTTCTAGGGCCTAATACAAATTTCAATAATACTCTTATTTTCCACGGCTTAGGTTCAGGTAAGTCCTGTACGAGTATTGTAATAGCAGAAGCTCTTAAAAATGCTACAAATGAGCGTGTTATATTCACAGTTCCAGCTCCTCTAGTTGACCAATACTATGAAGAAATTTCCGGAGAAATGAGAAATGGAAAGTTCTTTTCTTGTCCTTCATTTTGCCTAGTAAAAAACGGTGGAAAAACAGAAAGAGACTTTTACGTATCGCAACAAAATAATGCTATGCTTTTAGCTAAAATGAGGTCTCTTAGAAGAGAAGAGGAAAAGTTAACCGCTATTGAAGAAAGTGAAACATCCACTGAGAAAATGTTTAGAGATCAACAAAACAAAGTAAATATAGAGAGGAAAAAGTACAACGACTATCAAAAGAAACTAAGAGACACAATAAGACGAACTTTTGACATTGTTTCTCATCAGACTTTTATTCAAAGTATATATCGCACAGATAAAAAGACGGGTAATACGGCCAGAGGTGACAGATTAAAACAAGATTCTGCTCTATTTAATAAAAATGGTCTTCTAATCATTGACGAGATCCAAAGACTTGTTTCGGCAGACGGTACATTTTACAAAAAATTGTACAATTGTATCAAGTATTATTTTCATCCTGAATTAAAACTTGCTATTATGTCTGCTACTCCAGTTTATGATAATCCATACGAACTTGCGCTTACAATAAATTTACTTCGTCCTAGAATACCATTCCCATTGAGTGCTACCGAGTTTTATAAAAATTTTATTGGTTTCCGTGCGGATGATGACACTTGCGTTCAAATTACCGATTCTCCAGTTGGATATCTTTCTGAAAATTCTTGCGTGATAAACAAAGACATACTAAGCTACATCTGTTCTGGATACATTTCATACTTTAAAGGGGGTAATCCAAATGCATACCCTTACAAACGAGTTATAACAATGGAGCATGCCTTTTCACAGAATCATAAATCAGAATACATAGAGGCTTTAAAGTCTGACGTAGCCAAGGATAAAAATTTTGAAAATGGTCAAAATCAAACAAATGCATATGAGAATTTACTACTTGGTAATTTAACTACAGACGGTGAAGAAATTATGACGGGTATGTATGTTACTACACAACAGTATTGTAATATAGCACTACCTAAACACTCCAATGAAATAAATAAAACACCAGAAGACAAAAAGAAATCTTTGGCTCTTTTCAAAGACAGACTTAAATCTCAGAATTTCTCGAGTGTATCGGAGACTCTAGAATACATCAAACAGTTTTCTACTAAATTTGCTAATATAATAGAACTAAGTTTAAATTCTACGGGTCCAGTTTTTATCTTTTCAAATTGGCTTACATATGGTGTAGAACCTTTGAGCATAATTCTAGAAGCTTGTGGTTTAGGAAAATTTGGTTCTGATAAATCTGACAAACTTAAGTATTTCATCTGGAGTTCTGAGACGAAAACAAAAGACAAGGATGGAATTCTTATAAATAGGGCAAGAAACACTTTCAATTCCCTTCAAAATGCCGATGGAAGTCAGCTAAAGATTATATTAGGTACGAGAAGTGTTATGGAAGGTGTGTCATTTAAAAATGTCAAACAAGTACATATCACAGATCCTTGGTGGAATGAATCTAGAATAGAACAAATTCTGGCTCGCGCATCAAGATATTGTAGTCACTCTAACTTACCAGCTGACGAGCAATATGTAGACATCTACAGGCATTATAGTGTTTTACCTTCAGAAGGTAGCGACGCTGATGTTGCTGCTATGCTCGCAGAAGTAAAAGGAAGTTCTAATTTCTGGGACTTGGATTCTCTTTCTATAGAACAGAGAATGTTAACCACGTCTCTTAAAAAGAATTCAATTAATAAAGATCTTGAAATGATACTCAAGAACTGTTCAATTGACGCCGAGATAAATAAAAACGGCAACTTAATTAGATTAGAAGAGCATATATCCCCCGTAGCGGGAGGGTTGTACCAAATTTACTACAAAAATCCTTCTAATTTAAGAATGTACATCCGTGATGGAATTCCAGAAACAGTGACATTCTCGCAAATTTACTCAAGAGAATTCACTTATCCCAAGGAGGACTTAATGTTAACATTTGTGGAGGCAGGACCAGATGAAAATGGCATCCTAAAACCATATGAAGATGACCCAGAAATCATAAATGAAGATACTATTAATAAGGATTTAATAATTCGCGAAGACATTGTACCATGGGATTCTGATAATACATTCGAAGATCTTCCAGCCGAAGGAGACGTAAAAGAAGAATTAAAACGTACGTCTGGTAATTATAAATTGTTACCGTTGCTTCGTAAAATTATGTTTAATGAAAAGGGAATAAGTGTAATTTCTTTCCCAGAAGACAAGGACTACATTAACAAATTTACAAATTTATCTAAATGTATTAAAGATTTGGCAAAACAAGACATTGCTTCAGGACTTAAGAAAGAAATTATAGAAAAATTCACAAAAGACTCGAAAAAACAAAAAATTAATATGGCTGTATTGGAACTTGTGTATAAGTACAATATTTACACAGAGGATCACATTGAAATGCTGTTAGAAATAGGAGGAACAGATCCGCAAAGTATTTTTAATACTCTAAAGGAGGCCAAGGCTAAAAAATAAATATAAAATTTAAAATAATTTTATAATATATAAAGTATATAAATGAGTAGTGTTACTTCAAATTTTTTTGATGATAAGACGCCCGAAGAAATAATTAACTGGATGTTAGATAAGTTAACAGAGGATCAAATTAAAACGTGTCTTGACCAAGCCGGGATACCAGATACAGATTTAATTAGGCGACCAGAAGAACCTGTTCCGGTTGTCCCGGTTATTCCTGAAGACCCAGGTGGTTCTGGCTCTGGCTCTGGTTTTGAACCGGGTCCCCAAACCACAATGGAACTTGACCAACTAAGAAGAGTTTGTAATAATAAACTCGTTCTTATTGAAAATGTATCAGGACAGACTGTTTCTTATTACGAGTTTGGACCCGACGAAGATGGCGACTTAAAGTGGAAAAAGAACCAAATTGGCGTTTCCAATTTCTCAAGTGAAATCTGTAACGAACAGAAGGTGGCAGCATCAGAGGAAATATTAGAACTTGACAGGGAAGAAAAAGAAGAAATGGCTCCTGGTTTAGTGATGTCTTCTGATGTACCAGAGGAAGTTAAGCGCTTAGCTTCGGATTACAATTTATTGGGGCTTCCTCAGCCATTAGATCCTTCTTTACTTGATGCACCCGACGTCTCAGAACCCGAACCAACTGTAGTCTACGATACAGCAGTCTCAGAAGCTATTATGAAACAATTAAGTCTTGAAAATGAACTTAAGAAGAAATATCCAGAACTACATTCGGCTGGAATGACTAAATTCCCGGTTTTCGCTCACAGTGTATCAGATGACGGTAAAATTTCTTACATTTCATTGATGTTTAATGATGACAACACATTTGACTTTAGGGAAAGAAAGAATGGATCTGCTTTATTCTTAACCCAAGTTAAGAAAGATCTTAAAGAATTTGCCGGTAAAATTGAAGCCGCAGAAGCAACAGGTTGGTCTAGACCAGGGGATTACGCAAATGTATTAGATACCGCCCTAAGCAACTGGTCGAGCAAAAAACCTGCAAATCAAGAAATATACAACAAAATATTAGTAAATTACAATCCTACAAGATTAACTCAGCTTAAGGATTCAATAACCACTTCTTTTGGAGAAATGGCTTACGGTGAATACAACGCAGATGAACCTAATACTTACTTCTCCGGAGCTAAGGCATCACCTATTCCAGAAGCTGGTAATAAAAATGTAAGAGATTTAGACATGAACGAATTACGCAGTCGTATGGTAACATTATTTGGTAAAGAATATGCCGAGACACATGAACCGTTTATCGCTTACAATAAATTCGGTATTAAAACGGTTCAGTATAGAAAGAAAACTGGGCCGAGACCCGATTTAGATGCTAACCACTGGGTACGTGATGATGTACCAGTTTTTGATGAGTTTGGTACAGGCGGTGACGACTTTGACATGTTTTAATTTCTTTTCTTTTTGGAAGGTCCCCTTCTTTTAGATATACTAGATTTAGAGATACCCCTTAGAACAGAGTCTACGCTTGGTGAAACATTAAAATCACCAAATAAATCAGAAATCTGTTCTGCATCAAATTTATTGGCCATTTGCAACAAGGTTTGATCATTTGACCACTTCTGATACATCTCGTTGTATTCTCGGACTAACATCAAGGTTTTTTTAGAAATACTTTCTTGGAAATGCGAAACAAAATTATTCATGTGTCCATGAAACGCGTCTGGATCTCGAGTGTATTTTTTCATATCATTGATGTATCTATTAGTATCTGGATTTACAACAATAGAATTTACTACATTAATAGCATAGCTCTCCATATAAACTATTTTATTATTGTAAGAATAATATTTTTAATAAATGTAAAATTCTGTAAAAATGTTTATGAGGTAACTTTAGCAAATACACCGCGCAGGCCGCCCCAATCGGCATTATCGGATAGTTCGATACTAATAAGGCCTCTATCTAATCGCAACGGTTTAAAGCGCCACGTATTTCTTCCAGCTGTTCTTAAACACTCTATCTTGTATGTGAGATAGTTTAATCCCATACCGGTGAGCACTGTCTTAGAAACATCTCCTACACCCAGGTTAGGACCAAACGATCCGTCCTGCTTCCGGAATCTAAGACCTCCATTACCAACAAATACGAACTTATGTTTAATTCCGCCTTGGTATATAAATGTTATAGAACCGTTTTTGTTTACAGGATCTCCTCTGTGTACATCCACGTGCTCAATATGGACCAAAGCTGTCTTAGCAGGCTTAAAATATAACTGAGCTACTCCGTTATTTACATCAGTTCCTCCTTCGTTTCCGAATTTTCCAGGGACCCCAATCACTGTCTCACCGGGGCTGGGAGGAGCCGCCGCTGTCGCCCCGCTATCCACCGAGGGCAGAGCCGTGTTCTCGGGGGTCCGGGTTGGCTGAGGGCCACAAAACTTGGCCAGCCGGCCGGTTCTCGTGTGGTCTTTCATCCAGACGGCCTCCCATTTATCCGGTATAAATCCTCCCTTTGAGGCATTCTTCGCCTGAATTTTCGCAGGATCCATAATCACTTTAACGTCTGCATCATTTACAGATTCTACCCTCGCAAAATCAAGAAATTCATGTATGAAGATAGGGAGGACACACCTTTCGTACACTTCCATTTTACGATCCCAGCGCGTCTTCTTGTTCTCTGGGACGCGAGGCCTTGGGAAGGAATTGATTACTTTCTGCTTTAATACCGCGTGTTCTTTATCTGTTAATAGTCTAAAGGAAGGGGTGCGAGGCTTATCAATTAAAGGTTTTGCAGGGGTTGTCTCAGACCCGCGGAGCCGCATAGGTCGATGTTGGTCAGGCTCAGGGCCGCAAGTTCTAAATATTATGGCGCGCCGGCGGATGTCACCCTTTGACCAAAGGGCCTGCCAATTATCCGGTATAAATCCTCCGTCCGAGGCATTCGCGGCTGATATTCTCTTTGGATTCATAATCACTTTAACGTCTGCGTCAGTTACAAGTACTCCCCTCGCTAGATCAAAAATATCCTTCTTTCTAATATTGATCGCACACCTCGCGTGCTCGTGCCACTCGATGGTCCCAGGCCGCCCGTCGGTCCTTGAACGCATCACCCGGAATTGACTGTTTATTTTATTCTCTAACACTGTAAATTCTTTATCTGTTAATAGTCTTAAGGAAGGGGTGCGAGGCTTATCAATTAAAGGTTTTGCAGGGGTTGTCGCAGGCGTAGGTTGGACCACGACTAGTTCCTCGTCGTCAGATGGGGTCTCAGTGGTGGAGGCAATATCGGCACTGAGGACCACGTCTAGTTCCTCGTCGTCAGATGGGGTCTCAGTGGGAGGAGGCAATATCGGCACCGACTTTGACTTTGCCGGAACTAAAGGCTTCGCTGGAGTAGTAGTTGGAGTTGGCTGTTCAGGTTCGTCAGATGGGGTCTCAGTGGGAGGAGCCGGAACCGACTTTGACTTTGCCGGAACTAAAGGCTTCGCTGGAGTAGTAGTTGGAGTTGGCTGTTCAGGTTCGTCAACCGCGTCGTCTGGAATG